GCCCACCAACGTAAGCAGTTTGTGGCATATCTCCAACTTTAAGATTGTTAAGAGCATATTCATACTCAGTAGATGTTTGTCCGATAATCTGTCCATCTTCATTGTACTCCATTTCTTGGTAATCACCTTTAGCGTCACCATCGAAGTACCAATCACCAACACTAACAGCAACATCTAAGTCAACCATTTCATGAAGAGCAATCTTAGATTCAACCTCTACACCAGAGTGTGATTGATTAACGCCTGTTAGGTAGATGATATCAGTATCGCCTGAGTCACCTTGTCCTGTAGTGACAGATTTCGTTAGGTTTCTATCTTTCCATTGAGTATTATAGTAACTACCTTTGATAGCAACCTTACCGCTTTTATATTCTCCACCAACTTCATTGGATAAGAACTTTTCATTATCAGGATCTGAAGACACAGTTCCGTCATATGCAATCACATTATCCAAAATAGGTGGTTTTTGAACATACCCTATGTTGGCAAATGCTGAGAGTCTGTCATCAAGATTATACACAGCACCACCTTTCAGTTGAAATGTAGTTATAGGACTAGCCTCTACGACATCAGCATTTACGGCAAAGTGATCTAAATAAGTGTATTTGATTGTTGATAAACCACCCATACCATAAAGGTTGTATTTATCGGTAGTATACTTACCTTGTGCAAATGTACCGAACCAATCTACTGTGGTTTCGTTATGATAAGCAATTATATCACCTAACCCAACTTTCTTACCATCAGCTGCATTGTCATCGGCGTAATCCACATAGTAGTCTCCACCGAGTAAATCACGAACTTCTCTAGCATGTTCAATACCAGCAGTTCTCCAATCAATACCGACTTGTACTTCTAAATTGTCATTTACATCTACATTCAACTTAGAAATCAAACCATAGGTATTCTGTCTGTTGATTGAGTTTCTTAGGATACCTGTAGAACGATTTTCGGTATCTGACCAAGCAGAGTCTACATTAGCAGAGTTCTGTTCAATCTCAGCATCCCAATCCCACATCCAAGGTGAACTAGCCCACCATTGATTACCTTCAACTGCAGGTTTTCTGCTGACACTTCCGTAAGTACCAGTACCACCACCAGAACCACCACTCCAATAAAGAACAGAACTTAATCTAATATCATCATTGACATCATAGAAATGATTAAGGTTTACTAATGGTTTATGAAAGAAGTTTTCTCTTTCGTTAAGTAAATTAGGATTGTATCTATCAGTTGTTCTCGCACCGTACATATACCAATACTGTTGTCCTTTGTAATCTGAAGATACAGGTGCCCAATTCTGATTGAAAAACCTACCAGCTTCATGTTCAAACTTCTCTCCTTCAACATAAGCTGAATCATTGTATCCATCGATACTTCCAGCCAACTCTTGAGAGTAAGTTGCTATGTTCTGTTTGTATAGGTTCTGACCGTGACGTTGTGGAGCACCAATAGCGTATAACTCAAACCTTTGGTCATCAGATACAGCGTAAGAACCACCGACATAGTATGCCCATGCGTCTGTCCAAGTCCCATCAATTAAACCATCACCAGTTTTACGGACAATCGTTCCACTAAGTGCTAGCTTATCAGCAATTAAACCTGAGTTATAGTTAAGTGTAGTTTTTAGAAAACCACCAGCGCCAGTTTCTTGTTTAAACTTACCACCTCTTTCGAGTGCTGCTGGGTCTGTTATTATATTCATAGTTCCACCAATAGATGGTGTTGCTAAATTAACGGCTGATAGACCTCTTTGCATCTGAATGGAAGAAGTAGCATCACCCACTCCATCCCAATTAGACCAATAAACCCATCCGTTCTCCATATCATTTTGGGGAACACCATTTATCATTACTGCAACATTTCGTTGGTTGAAACCTCTTACGTTGATACGAGCATCACCCGCACCACCACCTTGTTGTG